TCATGCCGCGAGGTCTTGCCCCATGCTTTGCCCCATGTTCGGGGACCAGGCTTTGCCGGCCGCAACGGCGAGGATAAATTCCTCGATCTCCGGCGAGAACCACAGCGATTTCGTGCCGATCTTGCGCGGCTTCGGGAACAGGCCCTTGGCCATCATCCGGTAGATCGTGGCCGTGCTGAGGCCGACCCGGAGCTTGACCTCCTTCAGTGGCCACAGGGCGATTTCGTCAGCCATGTCGGCTACCTCCATTGCGTTGCAGGTTGGGGGTCATGCTGCAGCCCTCAGTGCTTCGATCACGTCGCGCACGACCGGTGGGCAGACCGCGTTGCCGAGCATGTGCATGGCGTCCCGTTGGCGATCGGGCAGCTGGTAGGTCGCGCGGAAGCCCATGGCGCGGCGGGCCTCATCGACCGAGAGCATGCGCATCCTGCTGCCGTCCACCACTGCCCAGCGATCCCGGGTCGTGATCGTGCCGACCGGCCGCGACAGGCTCCGTCCGCCTCGCTCCTTGCCGTAGAACGCCGTCAGGAACCGGTCGCCGTGCTGGCGCCGACCGTTCTGCACGCGCCCCAGGGTCGCGACGCTGCGGCCTGGTTTCTCGACTGCGGACCAGCGGCCCGCGTCGAAGTCGATGATGCTTGCAGCCGGCACATGCTCGCGCTTGGGCAGCGCCAACTGGATCGGGTGCTTGCTGCGGGTCAACGCGATCAGCACGCGCTCCCGGTTCTGGGGCACGCCGTGGTCCGCGGCATAGACCAGATGCGGCGAGATTGCGTAGCCGAGCGCGTTGATGGCCGAACACCATGCGGGGAACAGCTGCCAGCGCGTGAACTCGGGAACGTTCTCGATCAGGCCGAGCGGCGGGCGGTGACACTCCAGCGCCGAGACAACAGCCCATGCCGTGGCTCGGGTGGCATCGTGGTGCGGGCGCTCCTTGCCGCGCGCGCGGGTGTGGCCTTGGCAGGCCGGCGACGCCAGCAGCAGATCGTGTGCTGGCACCAGTGTCCAGTCGGCCTGCTGCAGGTCCTGGCAGACGTGCGCCGTCGCCGGATGGTTGTTGGCGTGGACCTGGACGGCAGCCGGCCAGTGGTTCGCCGCCCACACGACCTGGCAGCCTGCCTGCTTGGCGCCCTCGCTGAAGCCGCCCAGGCCGGCGAAGAGGTCAATTGCTCGCATCGCTCGCCTCCTGCGGGCTGTCCGCCTGCTGCGCCCTTCCGAACACCGCATCGCAGGTGTAGCGCTGTGCCCTTCGTTGTGCGCCATCCCGCGCGCAGGTGATCATGTCCATGCCATCTTTCGGCCGGAACAGGCTGACCACGGCCATTCCAGCGAAGAAGCAGAACAGCTTGACCCTAAGCATCCTTCACCCCCTGCGGGCGGGCGGCGAGCATCTTGCGCCAGATTCGGCGTTTCAGGCCGTCAGCTCCGTTGCCGACGGCCGCGAGCATCTCCGGCGTCGGCTTCACCGGCACCAAGACGTACCCCTCCGGGCACTTCGGCGCGGCGCGCAGGGCGGCTTGCCACGCAGCCCAAGCTGCGCGGCCCTCACCGTCGTGGTAGTCGTATGGGGCAAGCCGGGTAAAGCAGTAGCCATAGGAAGTCGCCCACGCCTCGAACTGCTCGCGGGCCTGCTGCATCAGGTCAGCCATGGCGCACCGCCCACTTTCTGCTGTGAAGCTCTATGGCTCCCCTCTTTCGCAGTGATTGCAGCCGGCGGTCCACGATTCTGTAGCAGTCCGCTCGCTCATCGCCGAACGCGGCGACGCACGCCTCCTTAACCTTTCGATTCGGGAAGATCGCGCCAAACGTGTCGGCCCCATTTTCAATGCAGCTGACAATTGCTGCGTCGATGCTGCTGTAATCAATTGCCATTGGACACCCCCGCGCCGTGGCTGTTGGCCTTCTTCTCGCGCATCGTCAGCCGCTTGCGCAGCTCCTTCGCGAACTCCGTAGCCGCGGAGCCGTATCCGCATTCAACGACGGCATGGAGGGCGGACAGTGTCAGGTCATTGGCGCTGGCCAGCGGCACGCCGGGCGCGGTGATGACCACCTGGTCAGGGTTGTCGGCCTCGACGGCGACAATGCCGGCTTCGTCCATTCGGGCGCGGTCCAGTTCGGTGAGCTGCCCGCGCGGGAAGATGATGACCTGGCTCACGGCCGCACCTCCGCATCGCTGGCCTTCGCCTGCACGTTGGCGAGCAGGCTATCGCGCACCCAGTTAATGCCTTCGCCGCGCTGTTCATGGGTGAGCATGTCGCGCAGTTGCTTGCGTGCCTCCACTGCGGCGCGATCTACCGACATGAAGGGATGGCCGGCCGGAATGTCCTCCGGGTGGTTCACATGCCACAGGTAGCCGTAGGCACGGGACAGTGCGTCGCTGCCGCCCTTGGGGCTGTCCGGCAGCTGGCCGTCCAAGTAGATAGCGCCCTCCTCGGGCATGTCCTCGTAGTGGGCATACAACCCCGGCCCGGAGTGACCGGTATCGGCGTTCTGGATCACGAGCACGTCCTGGTCCTCCAGCAACGTGCCGGAGGGCGGCGTGCCGCCGAAATTGAACAGCTGCGCGATCTGGCCGTTGGTCAGTTCAAAGCGCGGTGCCGCCCCCTTAGGGCTGGCGTCGATCAGGGCCGATTCCACGTCGCCAAGGCGGACCCACGCGCCTTGCGAGTGTTCGAGCATCTCCGACGTAAAGTCACCGTGTGCCAAGGTGTAGCGCGGGACTTCGGACAGGTCGATCCCCGGCGCTGCGGGGGTGATGGCCGCGGCAGCCCTGGCAAGGATTCGGAACGCCTCGCGCGCGGTCTCCTTTTCCGCGATCTGCAGAGGGTCATGCTCATCGGGCCACCGGGCGTTGGCGTATGCGCGCAGCGCGTCGCCCGGGAGAACTCCGGTCCTCTGCCACGCGAGAATCTCCCTGCAGCGTTCGATCAGGTCGGCCGGCGCTGCGGTGACGGGAGCGGCGTAGAGTTCGCGCACCTCGTACCGGCCTGCCCACTCGCCGTTCTTGGTCGTTTCGTAGATTTCCTTGCTAATGCTGTACCACGGGCCGCCTGTTTTGATGTACCGGCGCTGCCAAGCAACTGCCTCCTGCGCTGCGGCGGGCTGAGTAGTCAAGTTTTGCTTTACAACTGACGGGGCCGGATCGGGCTGCTCGTTGTGTGCGTTCATGCTGCTACTCCCATGGCTTTCAGATCGATGCCATCCACGCGGTTGCGCAACTCGCGCTTCATCCGACGGAGGTGGCTGGCGATGTAGAGGGGGCTGTCGGACGACAGGAAGGTCCGAGCTTCGAAGTGCAGGCGGCCGGTGTGGTCGCGCCGGAACAGGCGGTAGGTCACAGCGGAGCCGTCGTCGGTCGGGAAGCGGCCCCAGCTGAGGCCTTCGTTGCGCTTCGGGGCGCGGCGGGTGAAGTGCCGGTTCACTGCTTCACCTCCGCCGGCAGCAGCTTCTGCTGGTGCATATGCTCGATGACCGTCTGCCCATTCGGCAGCAGGATGTGGGACAGGAACGCGGCTTCGAACGTCAGCATTCCGATTTCGATGGCCGTGACCTGGCCCTTCACCCAGTCGCGGAGGATTGAGTAGACGGCGATGCCGCCGATCTTCAGCGCCTTGGCTTCGTGGTCCGCCTTGGTTCCGCGTGTCCTGCTGGTGAACGGGTGTGCCTTCAGCCATGCCACGGCGTTGCCCTTCGCACTGGCGCGAAGTTGCACCTGCCGGCCGTGATGCTCGAACTGAACGAACAACTCGCCGGTCTCGTAGTCCTCGCCGGTGGCGAACCGCTGGCAGCCGAACGCGCGCAGCATCTTCTGGATTTCGCCGATGGCCTTGTCGCCGCTGGTGGCGTTCTCGTAGGGCAAGTTCATGCAGCCTTCCTCCACTTCATGGCCAGGGAATCCCACGTCAGCGGGTGCGGGCGCTTCTTGATCCGCTGGTAGGCGGCGTCGGGCGAGATGCCCAGTCGGCGCGCAATCTGGGCTGTCGTGCAGAGCTGGCCCTCCACGACGTGTGCGTACAGCGCAGCCCGGGCGGCACCGCCGCGGCGCGATCCGGCGCGGCTCTCTTCGGGTTGGAAGGTGACGGTGCCCATCAGGCCGCCTCCGGCATGTCGGCAGGCAGGTGGTTGTGCGCGAAGGCCAGATAGTCCAGCGCCAGCTGCATGCAGTCGTCGTGCATTCCCGGGTAGCGGGTGATCTCCAGCAGCTGTGGGGCGGACACCTGGAACACCTGCGGCTCTTCCTCGCGCAGCTCGAACACGTTCCAGCGGAACACGTCTGCACCGAACAGGTCGAGGTAGAACCGCCACTGGTAGCCGGCCAGATACCGCTCGGCGTCGAAGCGGCTGGTGGTCTTGTGGTCGTCCACGCGCCGGCCGTCCAGGCAGTCCACCTTGCCGGTGACCGTGAGGTCGCCGTACTGGCCATAGGCCCGCACCTCGCGGATGGTCGGCAGCACCAGTTCGGCATCGGGCAGGTGGAACGTGTAGCCCATCGCCTCCAGCACCTCGTAGGTGCCAGGCTGGGCATGCTCCAGCGCTTCGTGGAACGCGGTGCCGGCCAGCATCGCCGGGGTCGGGTTGTCCACGGTGATGAACTCGATCAAGTCCTCCACCGGCTGATCCTCGGCCTCCCGCCAGCGGCGGAAGGCTTCGATATTGGAGACGCGGGCCAGCATGGTCAGGCCGCCTTGGGTGCGACGTACTCGCCGACCTTCTTGTCGAAGGTCAGGCCCAGCGCGGTTGCCCGGTCGTGCAGCAGGATCTGCGCGGCGCGCGAGCTGGACTTCGCCGCGTCCAGCAGGCCGTTGATGCCGTCGGCATCCTCCACGTCGGCCAGATTGGTGCGCCACTTCTCCAGCGCAGCCTGCGCCTCACGCTGTTCCTCCGTCATCGCGTTGAGCTTGTCCTTGATCTGCTGGATGACACCGGCCAGGAATTCCGGTGCGCGCTCGGGATGTGGCACTTCCAGCGGGTCCAATTGCCCCGGGTTCTTGCCGAACTGCGAGTCGGTGGGGCTGAAATTCAGCATGCGCTTGCCGTCGCGGATCGACAGCCGGCCCATTGCATCGGCGGCCTTGTAGATCTCGCCCTTGCTGCCGCCCTGGACGTCCAGGCGCTCGATGATCTCGTCACCGTTGCGCTGCTCGTCCATGTGGGCGATCAGCACCACGTCCTTGCCGAGGCTGTTCAGGTGCTTCAACCACGCCACGAACTCAGCCTTCAGCGTGCCGTAGCCCTGCAGCGTGAGCGCGCCACCGCGGCCGGCCTTCGGATTCCGACGGATGATGTCAGCGGTCAGCACGTCGAGCGCGCGGCCGGCAGTGTCCACCACCACGGTGTTGAAATCGGCCAGGTCGTCGGCAGTGATGCTGGCCACGTCCTCCCAGCGGTCCACCTGCACGGTGTCCTTGCGGTTGGCCGCACGATGCGCCCCGCGATCAAAGTCCAGCAGCAGCGGCTTGTCGGCGGTGAAGGAGATCGACGTCTTGCCCAGGCCGGGCGCCGCGTAGATGCACAGGTTCACGCGGCTGACGGTGATGGGGTCGGTGGAGCGGATGATGCGCAGAGCCATGGTTAGAACTCCTCAGGCTGGGAAAGGTCTTGCGGGAATACCGGGCCGGGCAGTTCCGGCTCGCGGTCGTCGGTCACGTCGAGGAACTCGGCGTTCTCGTCGTACAGGTCGGGCATGGGAGCCTCGGGAATAGGTGCCGGGATTACCCGCCCGGCCGGGTGCGGAACTGGAGGGGAGGCCAGTTGCCGCGGTTCGCCCTGCGCTGGGGAGTGCGCAGGGCAGGGGGATCAGGCGGCCAGGTCGGTCTGCTGGGCAGCAGCCTTCGGCGGGGTCAGGGTCAGCAGCACGTCCTCGCGAATCAGCGCCTCGGACAGCTCGGCCAGTTCGTCGGGCGTGACGTTGGCCGACGCGGTGAACGACAGGCCGACGCTGCCGCCTTCCTTGGGCTCGATCACGAAGCGCTTCAGCTTCACGTCGACCAGGACGATTGACTCCACGCCTTCCAGCAGGCCGTCGATCTGCAGCTCGTAGCCCAGGAACTCATGGGCCAGCTTCAGCGGCTCCAGGCTGGGGAACTTCACGGCCGACAGGGGCGTATCGCCGATGGGCAGGTCCTGCTGCTCGCCCTTTCCGGGCTTGCGGAACAGCGCTTCCTTCAGCCCCTTCTCGATGCTGTCCAGCAGGCTATTGCCGGCGCTGGTGGTGAACTTGATGTCGGCTGCCAGCTCGCGTTCCTCGCCATGGCGCTCGATGCGCTGGTTGACGTTTGCGATGGCCGAATCGTGCTTTTCCAGTTGGAACATGGGTGTTGCCTCCGTAGGGCCGGCCACGCCGGCGGGGATCAGCGGGTGTCGCGCTTGCGCTGGGCGGGGAAGCTGCGCGGGCGGATGAAGTCGGTGCGGCGGCGGGTGAGCCGGCGATGCTCGTGGCGGCAGACGCGGACGATCAGCACCAGCAGCCAGAGGCACAGGAGAGCCAGAGGCAGCACGAAGGAGTCGGCGCGCACGATCACCGCGCGGCGGGCCATGTCGGCGAAGAACACCAGCGCCGCGGTGTACAGGGCGAGGCGGATCACGGCTGCACCTGCACTGCGCACCACAGCGCCAGCAAGTACATCGCGGTCATTGCCGAGTAGCCGAGGACGGACCAGGCGAGGCGCTTCATGCGGTACCTCGCGTTGCATTTCTAACGTAGTAGTCCAGCCGCGTGGCTTTGGCGTTCTTGTTTGCTGCAAACGCATTTGCTTCGACTCGCGTGTCGAATACGGCAACTGGGTACGGAACGTTGAAGGCGCACGGGGACGTGGTGACAGCCATCACGACATAGACGGCGCTCATGCCATCGCTCCCAGCAGCAGTGCGAACCCAGCGCCGGCAAGGAACGCCAGGACAGCGATGACGACCATGTCGCGCGCGGTCTGCTTCGCCGCGGCTTTGAGGGCTTGTTCGAAGCTCATGCCGCAGCCTCCGGAGCGAACCGCGATTCGCTGTTCGCCGCTGCCTCGGCAAGGTCGCGCAGGTACACCGACCGGCTGGCCGACGCCTCGCGGGCAACCGCGGCGATCTTGTCGATAACGGGCTGGGGCAGCGATTCAAGGTCGGACCCCAGAACCATGCCGGTGGGCGGGATGCGATCGCCGATGTCCGCGAACATCGACTCGATGCCGGCATAGGCGTCCTCGCTCAGGGTCCCGGACATCCACTGATCCGCCTCGGCGACCTTCGCCGGGTTTGCCCGGTACTGCTCGATCAGGGCGTCAATGCGCTCGGCGAGCGCTTCGCCATCCTCGGACGGCGCCTGGTCGTCGTAGGCCCGCTGTGCGGACCGGCTCATCGTCTGGTGCTGCAGTGCCATGTCTGACCCCGTTCGGCCCGGGTGGGCCGGCTTGAGTCAAGTAAAGCAATGCTTAAGTGACAAGTCAAGCGGTGCTTTAGTCTGAGCGAAAAAAAAGGGCCCTGCCGCTGCGGGGCCCTTCTGTGTTGCTACTAGCTCAGTGGCGCGAACAAGGAGGGGATCAGTCCTTCTTGAATGCACCCTTGGGCTGCCACTTCATATCCTGAGTGCTCTGCCGGGACTGCGTTGGAACCGTAATTGTCTCCACCCGGGAGCCAGTGCTGTGCGCATTGCCTTCGCCCAAGCACTGATACTCCTTGGTAACAGTCCAAAGAGCGCAACCGGCGAAGCCACCCGGCTGGTTACATTGGCGCGTAACACCTCCGAAGGCTTCCGCTCCCGTGTATCCCCACGTGGCGCAACGCCTGGTGGCGAGATCGATCCCCTGCGCTTCATTCACAGTGACACTCTCGAACTCACCCTGGGTATACGAAAGACGAACTACGCCATCCGAACGACTGCCCCCCGTAGCAGACCATTCCTTCGTAGTGGCGCAGCCGCTAGCGATTGCGACGAGGCACGCCGCAAGCCAAATCCTCTTCATGCTTTCCCCTGTAGTTGGCCTTCTGGCCGGTCAATTGAATCTCTCGATTCGATTCCTTAAGTACACTTTTCCCGCAACGGTCGTGCCGACTGGAAGCGGGAAGGCAGGATAGAGCGCGGTATTGGCGCTGACAACGTATATGGCGTCGCCACGGTGCTGTAGCCCTTTTACCTGATGACCCCCACCGATGTTGATGAGGTAGATGCCATCACCATCGAACCCAGTTACACCTGTGTCCACCATCAACGACTCGCCTGGCTGGATAATCGGAATCATGGAGTCCCCGCGGCCCGTAATGAGGACCAAACGGCCCGGTGGAGGGACAAAGCCGACCAAGGACCGGATGTAGGCTGGCTCGAAGTCCATTGCCCTAATGACCTCTGGATAGTCGTCATTGACCCTCTCTCCCCCCATGCCCGCCTCCGCGTCCAGATGTGAGACGCGAACATAATTTCCTGTCGTCGCTGGGCTTGAGACCGGGTCCGGTGAACTGTCACCCATCCCGAAGTGTGAGAGCGGTCGGTTTGTGAGGGCCGCAAGCTTGGGCAGCTTCCGCTTGTCCACTTTGCCAGTCCGCAGCCAACCCGACACAGCTTGCTCTGTGACGCCGAAGGCATCAGCGATTTCCTTCTGAGTGCGGCCCGAAGCTTCAATGGCCGAGCGGATGGCGACCGCCATTTGATGGTTTTCAAGCATCGCTTGATTGTCCACGCACTCGCGCAGGCAATGTAAGAAAGCATTGCTTGACTATTGGCTTAAGCGATGCTTTAGTGGTGGTATGAATGCCATCGCCAGAGCAGTTGAAAGACATGGGGCTGGACAAGCCGGCATTGCCCGGTTGCTTGGAGTGACGCCACAGGCGGTCAGTCAGTGGGTCAACGGCAGCAGGCCAGTTCCACCGAAGCACTCCCTCGCAATTGAGGCAGCCACCGGCGTCTCCCGCCACGACCTGCGCCCCGACGTCTTCGGCCCGGCCCCTGAAGCCAAGCCGCAGGGGGAGGTGTCCGATGCAGCCTGATCTCCATTCCCCACGAGTGATCTGGGACGTGGCCCGCGAGATCGCACTCACGAACCACGTCCCTCTGACAGTGGCGCTGAAAGACGTCTTGGCGGCTGTGGAACTGTTCGACGAAGCGATTACTTGCCGTGATAGGCCTTCAGAACAGCCTGGTGAACCTTCGTGATCGCCTCGACTGCATTGTCGGTGTCGCGCTGTGCGTTCCCGGTTATCGGCAACTTGGCGATAACGGCGATCACGATCTCTGCGGCAATTTCGTCGATGGACTTGTTCATGGATTCCCCCTCGTTGGTGGGTAGTGGTGTGGAAATCGCATCCTACCGCGAGGGGGGATCCTCCTTTGCGCCCGAGAAGGGAGAGGTGGCCTAGGTGGCCATGTCTGAGAAGACCTCGGATCGGTTGCTCACGGCCCATGGCCGCATGTTGGAGTGGTGCGCCGCCAACGGCGGGGTGCCTGCCGGCTATGTAGAGGATGCCATGGCCGAGATCGGCTTCTGGGCCTTGGTCGAGCAGCGTACCAATGCCGAGTTCGCGGCGGCGATGTTCGCCCAGTGGCAGCAGACGCAGCTGGCACGCGAAGGGGAGGCGGGCTGACATGGCCACCCCTATCCGCCGGGAAGGAACGCAGGTCGTCTGCGCGCTTCCGCGCTCGCTCAGCGTCGTGTGGCGCGTGTGTTGCTGGGCCATGCGCAACGGCCACCGCAGGACCGCTACAGCAGCCTTCGCGGGTCTTCGACTTCTCGGCTGTACGCAGCGTCTGCTCCAGGCGGCACGTGGCCTGCTGTGGTCGTCAGGTACTGCGGGTCGAGTGGAGTCATCGTCAGGGGCTGATCGCCCTCCCAGTCCCAAACAAGATGGGGCCGACCGTCGATGAAGACCATCTCTCCGAATCGGATGTCGCCGGGTGTCCTGAACACCACAGTCAGCACTTTCAGTTCTTCCATGTTCGTCTCCGGTAGCGGTTGGGTTGGGTCGCACCGCCAATCCTACCGGCAGGCGGGCACCCATCTCCCTGACCACTCAGCGGCTCCCCGGAAAGGGCACTACCACGCCAGGCCGGGCGGGGCGCTGCCGTTCGCGCTTCGGGATGAAGCGCACGGACACCCGATCACCGCGGCGGCTGATGGCGTAGAGCCGGCCGCACATGCGCTGCAGCACTACGACGTTCTGCGGGCACTTCTCCACTGAATCCACGCGGCTCGGTCCTTCGGGGCTGGGCCTTTATTTCGCCCCGAGGCGGAGTTAAACGCTATGAAACTTCATGAAACCTCCTGCAACCAAAGGCCTTTGCCGCTCGCGTTCGGGATGCACAAGGCGCCCGCCGATGCCCCGGCCAAGGTCGTTCGGCAGATCGAAAGCGAGGCCCAGGCGCTGGCGGTGTCCATCGCTGCCGGCGGGCACAAGCTGGACTACGTGGCGGCCTGCATCGGGCGCAGCCGCAGCTACGTGTCGCGGATGCAGACCGGCTCCGCGCCGATCCCACACCGCCTGATCGGCCCGCTGTGCGCCGCCACCGGCAGCAACCTCCTGCGGCAGTACCTGGATCTGCAGCGCGCCCTGGACGGCGTCAACGACGTTCAGCGCCTGGCCGCGCTGATGAGGACGGCCGCATGAAGTACATGACCGATCCACTGGAAAGGGCCATCTGGCTGGTCCAGCAGCGCTGGCACATCGCCGGCTGCCTGCAGCTGCTGCGGGGTGCTGGCCATGCGTGACTACGCCAAGGTGATGCCTACCTTCTGGACGGGCGAGACCGGCAAGGCGATCCGCCGAAGGGGTCCGGAAGGGGTCATCTGCGCCCTGTACCTGATGTCCTCGCCGGCCTCGAACATGCTGGGCCTGTACTACCAGCCCATCCTCTACATGGCACACGAGACCGGGCTAGGGGTCGAAAGGGCCTCCGAAGGGTTGAGGGTGTGCATCGAAGAGGGCCTTTGTAGCTATGACGAAGGGTCCGAGTTCGTGTGGGTCCACGAGATGGCTACCTTCCAGATTGGCAAGGGTTTGAAGGCCTCGGACAATCGTTGTGTGGGCGTGCAGCGGGACTACGACAGCCTGCCGGACAACCCGTTCCTCGGTGCCTTCTTCGACCGCTACAAGGCCGATTTCCACCTGACGCGCAGAAGGGGTTCGGAAGGGCCTTCCCGACCCCTTTCAAGCCAAGAGCAGGAACAGGAGCAGGAACAGGAAGAAGAGCAATCCTCACTACGTTCGGATTCGCAGCCGCCGGCCGACGCCGTCGACCTGCTGCCGGACGCCCCGCAAGCCGCAACCGTGCATCCGCACCCTGGCGGCAGGACTGCCGAGATCGTCCTGGCTGCCTACCACCAGCTGCTGCCGAGCTGCCAGCGCATCGTGGTGCTGAACCCGAAACGCCAGCGGCGGGTGCTGGCCGCGGACAAGCTGGCCCGCCAGCTGTGCCGGCAGTTGGGCTGGGAGTACGACGCCACGGCCTTCTGGCAGGCCTACTTCGAGCAGTGCGCCGCTGACCCGTGGCTGCGCGGCGACGTGCCGAACCCGAACAATCCGCGGTGGAAGCAGAACCTGGACGTGCTGCTGGCCGAGGACCGCTTCGCGCACATCATGGACCAGGCCGTGACCGCGCTGGGGGATGCAGCATGACCGCGCCGATCGACACCCAGGGCGAGCTGGAGCGGATGGCGGCTCTGTACGCCGGCGCCAAGGCGTCCCCGGCGCCGCAGGGCGCCCGTGTTCCCCCGCACAGCATCGACGCCGAGCAGGCCGTGCTGGGCGGGCTGATGCTGGTGGCGCGGGCCTGGTGGAACGTGGCGGACGTGGTGACGGCCGAGGATTTCTACCGCCGCGACCACCAGCTGATCTTCCGGGCCATCGCCGAGTTGGCCGCCAAGGAGCAGCCCTTCGACGCGGTGACCATCGGCGAGTGGTTCGAGTCCCGTGGCAAGCTCGACCAGGTGGGCGAGGGTGCCTACCTGCTGGAGCTGGCCAGCACCACGCCGTCGGCGGCGAACATCCGGGCCTATGCCGAGATCGTGGCCGACAAGGCCCGGCTGCGGCAGCTGATCGAGGTCGGTACCGGCATGGTGAACGATGGCTTCGCGCCGGACGGCCGCAGCAGCGTGGAACTGGTCGGCGAGGCGCAAAGCCGCATCGGTGGTCTGCTGGACAGCGAGCCGTGCGAGCTGGAGTCGGTCGCGCCGGTCATGCAGCGCGTGTTCGACCGCCTGTCCGAGCGCGCCACCGCCGGCACCCAGGTGCATGGCCTGTCCACCGGCATCACGGACCTGGACGCACTGCTGGGCGGTCTGCAGCCTGGCGGCCTGTACGTCCTGGCCGCGCGCCCGAAGATGGGCAAGACCACGTTGGCGCAGAACATCGCCGAGTGGGTGGCGCTGCAGCAGCGCAAGGCCGTGGCGGTGTTCAGCTTCGAGATGCAGCCCGAGGAACTGGGCGACCGCATGCTGGCGAGCATCGGCGGGATCGACGGCCAGCGGATCCGTTCGGGCGAGCTGGACGACAACGACTGGAGCAACGTCACCCGTGCGATGAAGCGGCTGCGCGAGGCCGCCATCTTCGTGAGCCGGCCGCGAAACGCTCGCGTGGAGCATGTGGTGGCACAGGTGCGCCGGCAGCATGCCCGCAACCCGCTGGGCCTGGTGGTGATCGACTACCTGCAGCTGATGACCGTGGTGGGGGACAACCGTGCGGCCGGCATCGGCGAGATCACCCGGGCGCTGAAGCTGATGGCGGCCGAACTGAAGGTGCCGGTGCTGCTGCTGTCCCAGCTCAACCGGGACCTGGAGAAGCGGCCCGACAAGCGCCCCATCGTCTCGGACCTGCGCGACTCAGGGTCCATCGAGCAGGACGCCGACGCCGTGGTGTTCATCTACCGCGACGAGATCTACGACCGGCACACCCGCTACCGCGGCACGGCCGAGCTGATCGTGGGCATCCAGCGCAACGGCCCATCCGGCGACGTGCGCGTGCTGTACCAGCCTGAGCAGTTCCGGTTCTCCAACCTGCCGGAGTACTGGCAGCCGGCGCCCATCGCCACTACCCCCGACAAGCCCGCGAAGGCAGCCGGATTCGGCCGGATGAAGACCACGGCCGCAGCGGCAAGGGCAGGTGACCAATGAGTACCTTCATCCTTCGGGCCGAGAACGCCCGGGACCGCATGGCCGCGGCCTGGCGCTTTGCCTGCCAGTACCTGGAGCTTGGCCGGGCCGTCCGCGTCGAGGTCAAGGAGTGCAAGTCCACCCGCAGCCTGGAGCAGAACGCGATGCTCCACGCCATCTGCGAGGACATCGCCCAGCAGCGGCAGTGGGCCGGCCGCTGGATCGACAAGGAGGGCTGGAAGCGCCTGCTGGTCGACGCCTGGGCGCGCACCGAGAGCCGGCAGCAGGGCGACATCGTGCCGTCGCTGGATGGCGCCAGCGTGGTGAACCTGGCTGTGCAGACCCGGACCATGTCCGTAGGCGACATGGCGGACCTGATCACATTCGCGCAGGCCTGGGCCGTGGAGAACGGCGTGCGGCTCAACGAGCCGCGGTATCGGGACTACGGCGAGCAGCCGCGGAGGGTGGCGTGATGTTATCCAGTCAGCCACCGGGAGAATCTCCATCCCGCGTGCTTAAGACGATTCCAGAGTTTTGGGGCGTAATCGTCAGATATTCGGGCGGCATCACTGTATGCATCTACCAATACTGCGTGCGAACGGCGCATTTTCTCCATCCGCTCTATGGCGTTGGCATCGACTATTCCGGGTGGCGCTGTTTCATTCTGACGAAGGTATGCGGCCATCAACTCACAACCCCACGCGGCCGCACGGACCACAGGGAGCAGTCGGTGGTCTGGAAGGTCTTGCAGTGCGACAGAGCGCAGTGCGGCGGCATACTGGTCAAAGTCATCAATCTGATAGTCGTTTATCGACTTTCCATTTCCGAATGTCTCCTTGTCGGTGGGAGTTGCAAGTCCTACTCCTCGTGCTTGTGCCTCAGCCATCGCGATGAGCCGCACGTACACGTCCACTTTTCTGGCGAGAGTCCGCTTCTCAGTTCGCGAGGAGAGCCACCAAGCTGCAAGGATGGCGAGAAAGGACAGTACGGCCTGCGCCCACGCAGCTTGTGCTTCTGGCTTCAACGCGGCCCAGCCGAACAAAGTGCACTCCATGTCGCCTCCCCGGTTATGAGGGCTTCAGCATGAAGCGCTGTCGCTCAACCGGCAAGCCGACGGCCGCCCAGCAGGCGCGGATGGACGCCATCACCGATATTGGCTGCATCGTCGCGCACAGCCTGGGCCTCGGGTACGTCCCCTGCGAGGTGCACCACCTGACCGTCGGCGGCAAGCATGGCGCCAAGCGGCGCGGCCACGACTTCACCGTGGGCCTGAACCCGTGGAGCCACCGCGGCGAGCCCTTCGGCGGCATGTCGGCGGACACCTGCGAACGCCTGTTCGGCCCCAGCTACGCCAAGCAGCCGCGCCGGTTCCGACAGGAGATCGGCAGCGACGACTACCTGCTGGACCTGCAGAACACCCTGATCGAGCAACACCAACTGAGGACGCGTGCATGGCGAGTCGCCTGACCTTCGGGATCGACCCGGGCCTGACCGGCGCTATCGTGACCCTGTTGGACGGTGTGGCCGGCCCGATGATCGACATGCCGACCCGTCGTGTGGACGGTTGGGGTGAGATCGACGCTCGGGCCTTGGCCATCTTCATCCGCGAGCAACGCGCCGCGCATCCCGGCGCCTTCGTGTCGGCCTGCGTCGAGAAGGTGGGCGCAATGCCCGGCGACGGCGGCACCAGTGCCTTCCGGTTCGGCGAGACCAGCGGCGGTATCCGTTTCACGCTCGACGTACTGGGCGTGCCGTACACCCGCGCCATCCCGGCGGTGTGGAAGCGTCAGTTCGCCCTGATTGGCAAGGAGAAGGACGCGGCGCGGCAGCTGGCTATCCAGCGGTTCCCTGAGGCCGCCCACATGCTGACCAGGAAAAAGGACAACGGCCGGGCCGACGCCCTGCTGATTGCCCTGTACGGGGAACAGCGCCTGGCCAGCGGGGTGGCCGCTTGACCGACGCAACGGCCCGCATGTGGAAGCGCTACCGAGCCCGGGTTCGCCGCCATGGGCGCTGCTCGGTGTGCCAGTTCCGTGAGCTGACCGACGGGACGTTCCACTGCCGGCGCCAGCCGGACCGGCAGGGTGCGTGCGACACCGATGGGCGCCTGCCGGCGTTCCGATTTGACGACGAGGTCCTGGACGAGCTGCGAGATGCGTAGAGCGGGAGGATGCGATGGCCACTTCGAACCACGACACCAACCGAGACCCCACGCCGCGTAGGCAGGTGGAGCGCCGCATCAAGCCGGCATTCTGCCTGGACGACTGTGCCACGGTGCAGGAATTGGCCCAGCGGCTCCAGAAGCGTATCCGCCAGACGCTCTACGCCCGAGGGGCCGGCACGGTGGTGGCCATCAACAGCCAGGCCGAGGTCTACCTGCTCATGGCGGGGGAGGCCAGGACCGAGCGCTTCTACGCCGAGCAGTACGACTGGGTGATGGGCACCTACGCGGAGCTTCCGATGGGCGGGGGAAACGCGGCGGTGCCGGACCTGCACGCCCTGGAAGAGGACATCCGCTTCCACCTGCCGGCGTGGGCACTGGACGATGAGCCCGCCCAGTTGGACCAGGGAGCCGAGCGGCCCGTGCAGCTCCAGCTCCCGTTCCCTCCGTTGCATGAGATGGCCGCTGCCGCGTAATGGCGGCATGAGCGACCGCCAGACGCCCAACACCATCGATCCGTATCTCGAAGCGCCGGCCGGGGCGCTCTCTGCAGTACCGGCCCGACCAGCGGGCAGGTGTCGACAACAGCCCGCAGCCGACACGGAAGAGGCCGCGTGCGGCCGGCCGGGGGCCATGACCCTCGGTGACGCCATGACTTCCGGGAATCGGCGATCCACCGCATCGGGAGGCTGAGCCCATGACGGGACTCACCCCCAAGCAGGAGGCGTTCTGCCAGCGGTACCTGGAGAGTGGCAACGCCAGCGAGGCCTACCGGAAGTGCTACAGCACCGAGAAGGCCAAGCCCGAGACGATCAACCGCTCGGCAAAGGAGCTGCTGGACAACCCCAAGATCGCCGCAAGGCTCGATGAGCTCCGTGGGGTGGCACTGGCCGCACATGGGGTGACCATCGCCAGCCTGGTCGCCGAGCTGGAAGAAGCGCGTCAGGTGGCCAAGAAGCGGGAGCAGGGTGCCGCAATGGTCCAAGCGACCATGGGCAAGGCAAAGCTGGCCGGCCTGGACGAGGGCGAGAAGGACGACGACGACTTGCCGCCACCGGTTGCCGTCACGGTCAACGTGGTCAGCGGGCGAAAGCGTGCCGACGCTCAATGAGCCCCAGGCGGCCTTCCTCCAGCTGCCGCACAAGTTCCGGGCGTTCGTAGGGGGCTTCGGCTCGGGCAAGACCTGGGTAGGGTGCGGGTCACTGTGCCGCCATGCCTGGGAGTTCCCGCGGATCCCCACGGGCTACTTCGCGCCCAGCTACCCGCAGATCCGCGACATCTTCTACCCGACGATCGAAGAGGTGGCCTTCGATTGGGGGCTGCGAGCGCAGATCAACCAGTCGAACAAGGAGGTGCACCTGTACGCCGGCCGGCAGTACCGCGGCACGGCCATCTGCCGGTCCATGGACAACCCGGCCAGCATCGTGGGCTTCAAGATCGGCCGCGGGCTGGTGGACGAGATCGACACGCTGAAGAAGCGCAAGGCACATGACGCCTGGCGGAAGATCATCGCCCGCCTGCGCGTGAAGGCGCCCGGCCTGCAGAACGGCATCGATGTGACGACGACGCCCGAGGGCTTCAACTTCGTCTATGAGCAGTTCGAGCAGATCCCGGGGCAGGAGCCGGCCAAGGCCGAGCTGTACGGCAAGGTCCACGCCAGCACCTACGACAACGAGATCAACCTGCCGGACGACTACATCGAGTCCCTGTTCGAGACGTACCCGGCGCAGCTGGTGAAGGCCTACATCAACGGCCTGTTCGTGAACCTGACCAGCGGCTCGGTGTACGCGGCCTACGACCGCAAGCTCAACGGCACCCTGGCCACGATCATCGACGACGACAGGCTCCACGTGGGCATGGACTTCAACGTGATGAACATGACGGCCATCGTCTGCGTGATCCGGGCCGGCCAGCCCTTGGCCCTGGAAGAGTTCACCGGCGTCAGGGACACCCCGGCCATGATCGTGGCGCTGCGCGAGCGGTTCGGCGATCGGCACATTGCGGTCTATCCCGACGCCAGTGGGGAGAGCTCGCACACCAACAACGCCAGCGTGTCCGACCTGGGCCTGCTGCGGGCAGCCGGGTTCGTCGTCCGGGTGCCGCCGGCCAACCCTCGCATCCGCGCCCGCGTGGTGAGCGTTAACGCGATGCTCTGCAATGCCAGGGGCGTGCGCCGCCTACGGGTGAACCCGGTGGGCTGCCCCAAGTTGACCGAGGCGCTCGAGAAGCAGGCCTACGACGCCAACGGCATGCCGGACAAGACCACCGGCTTCGATCACCCGCCGGACGCACTGGGCTACTTCATCCACAGCCGGTTCCCGGCGATCGCCAGCGCAAGAGCGCCGACCTCCGTTGAACGGGGTCGGGTCATCACGCCTTATAGCCGCCAATGGCTCGAGCACAACGGCGAGACAGCCGACGCGATGGAACGGAAGAGGAAGATGCTATGACCGGTCCAGGCGACCAACTGGCCCAGGCGATCGAAGCAGACGAGATGGAGCAGGCGGAAGCCGAGCGCCAGGCTGCTGCAACGCTGGAGGAAGAGGGCGCGGTCAAGGCTTGGCTGAAGCGGATCGAGGAAGCGCGCGAGTTCGACAAGGGAGCCCGGGAGGGCTACGCCAAGGACCGCACGTACTGCCAGGAGCAGGCCAACACCGACGTGTACGACGTACGTGTGCCCATCGCCGGCACCTACGTCGGCATCCTGACTACGTTCCTGTACGCCCGCGATCCTGAGGTGAGCGTTGAGCTGGCCGAGGCGGTCTCCCCGCGCATCAAGCAGGAGGCCAAGGCGTTCGCCACCACGCTGGAGATCGTCGTCGGCAGGCTCTGGAAGAAGGGCAAGCTGAAGGCGGCGGCCGACCCGCTGGTGCGCTCCGGCCTGAGCGTTGGCATCGGCTGGCTCAAGGCTGCGTGGCATCGGGAGACGGGAAGCAACCCGGCCCTGCAGCAGGAGATTGCCGGCCTGCGCTCCAGCCTGGCGGCCATCGGCCAGCTCCACAACGCCCTAACCGAAGGCATGGTGGGTGATTACTCCGCGCAGCGCGCAGAACTCGAGCAGCGCCTGCAGCAGGCCGAGGACGAGGCAGAGCGCATCATCTTCAACGCCCTGTGCATCGACTTCGTGCGGGCAGAGGACATCCAGGAGGCGCCGGAGTGCGCGTGCCTGCAGCAGTACGTGGATAGCCCGTGGATCGCGCAGCGCCTGTTCATGCCGATGGACAAGGCCAAGGCGACGTATCCCGATGCCGCCGACGTGCTGGGATCGGCAACGGCCTACTTCCGCATTCCCGGCAAGGCCGCGGACGGTGCGGGCTTCGGCGGTGCGGCCCGGGGCGAGCAGGCGGACGCGTTCTCCAAGGGGCCGGCCGGTGCCACTGACACGAGCAAGGCCTGCGTCTGCGTGTGGGAGGTGTGGAACAAGGAGACGGGACACGTCATCACCCTGGCCGAGGGCTGCCCGCGCTACCTGCGCCAGCCGTTCAAGCCGGAGCAGCGGACCACGCGCTTCTACCCGTTCTTCAGCTGGGCCGTGATCTGGAACGACGGCGCACGCCACCCACAGTCCCTGGTCGACCGCTCGCGCTCGCTGCTGGACGAGTACAACCGCACGCGCACCAACTACCGGACCCACCGCAGCCGAGCCATTCCGAAGACTGGCTTCGATCGTGGAGCACTGGATGCCCTCGACGCCAAGAAGCTCGAAGGCGCGGTGGTGAGCGAGATGGTCGGCCTGGACCTGCAGGGCCAGCGGCCGGACCAGGTGGTGTTCCCGATCAGCTACAACCAGATCGACCCGGCGCTCTACGACACCCAGCAGATCCGTGCGGAGCTGGAAATGATCTGGGGCGTGCAGGAGGCGCTGTCCTCCAGCATCCAGACCGCCAAGACCGCGACCGAAGCCGACATCCAGCAGCAGGGCACGGAGTCCCGCATCGGCTACGCCCGCGACAGCCTGGACGAGATGCTCTCCGAGCTGGCGGTCTACACCGCCGAGCTGGCGGTTTCCCCCAACGGGCTGACGCAGGATGAGGCGGCGAACTGGGCCGGCGCCGATGCGCTGTGGTTCAACGTCCCAGAGCCGGAGATGCTGGACATGGTGGTGCAGGTGGATATCCGGGCGGGATCGTCCGGGAAGCCGGCCACGGCCCTGCGCCAGCAGCAGTGGTCGATCCTGCTGCCGCAGCTTCAGCAGTCCGCCATCCAGATCGGCCAGATGCGCGGCTCGTCGCCGCTAGACATCGCCAACTGCCTCGAGCAGCTGGCCGTGGAGACGGTGAAGCGCGCAGGCGATACCAGCATCGACCCGTACAGCTTCATTCCCCAGGCGCCCGCACCTGTTGCCCCTTGTCTCCCGGGCGAGGTCGCCATTGACCCGGCGATGGCTGCAGGTGCGGCCGGCGGTGATCCGCCCGTCGATCCCGCAATGCTCGACCCGGCTGCGATGACGCCGCCGGCAATCACCCCTGTTTGACCCCACACGCCGCCAGCGAGGACACACACGTGCGTATTGACCAGAACGAACCCGACACCACCGCCATCGAGGATGACGGCGCTGCAGCCGCTGCCGCCCAGGCCGCGGCGACCGTCGCCAGCAACGACGGCAACCCCAACACCGAGGCGCTGGACGCCTTCAGCCAGGGCGTGGAGAAGGCCCGCGAGCAGGAAGTGCTGGAGGATGGTGGCGCGCCGGCTGCCGCCGTCGATGGGGCTGCTGCAGATGCCGCGGCCGCCGCTGATGCAGGTGCTGCCGCTGCCGCTGCCGCAGGCGGTGCTGGTGCACCGGGCGGCGAGGGCGGCGAAGGTGGAGAGCCGGACCCGGCGGCTGCCGCTGCCGCTGCGGAGGCTGCGAACCAGCCCGATGCCATCGACGCCGAGATCAAGGATCTGGGCATTTCCAACGAGCGTACCCAGAAGCGCTTCCGCGAACTGAGCGAGCGCGCTGCCGAGGCCGAGACCCTGCGACCGGACGCCGAGCGCGGCCGGCAGTGGGAGGAAACGATCAAGTCCACCGGCGCAGATCCGCAGCAGATGGGCAACGCGCTGAACTACCTGGCCGCCATCAACTCGCGCGACCCGGCGGCGATGGCGCAGGCCTACGACTTCATGCAGCAGGAAATGGCCTGGCTGGCCAAGGAGCTGGGCCGGCCGGCGCCGGGCTACGACCCGCTGGCCGAGTATCCCGAGCTGGCCAAGCAGGTGGCCGATGGCGACATGACCAAGGCGGCAGCGGAGGAACTGATCCGTACCCGTCGCGCTTCGGCCTTGCAGCAGGACAGCCAGCAGCGCCAGCGGCAGGCCATGGAGCAGTCGCATGCCGCCACCCAGGCGCAGGAGCAGGCGATGCAGGACGTACAGGCGCTGGGCGCCCAGCTTCGCGCCGCCGACCCGCAGCACTTCGACGCCAAGTTCAAGGCCATCCAGCCGATGGTCGCGGTCATCCAGGACAGCCTGCCGCCCCAGCAGTGGGCCGCGGCGATCCAGAAGGCCTACCTGGCCGCGCCCGCTCCGGTGGCAGCGCCCGTGCGGCGCCAGCCGGCAACGGCGCCCAACAACCCGGCCCGCGCCACCGGCGTGGACCTCAGCAAGGCCCCGACGAAGGAGAACGCCTTCGACTTCGGGGTGCAGCTGGCCAAGACGCAGGGCCGCTGATCCACCGTTGACTGACGTGCCGGCTGGCGCATATTGCGATCCAGCCGGCCAACGCCGGCATCGCGAGTGACGTAAGCCGGGTTCGCCGCCGGTAGCGCTGAAACGAGAGTCGCGCCCTCGGAACGCGAGAGACCACGCCCATTCGGGCTTCCTCTTTCACTCCGAGGTGCGATATGCCTTTGACTCCCGCCCAGTTGGCCAGCGGCGCCAACTACCAGATGCAGTCCTATGCGACTGACGACCCGATCGACCAGTTCACCAGCGAGCGCCCGCTGGCCAAGTGGCTGATCGAGAAGAAGACCGAGACGGTCTTCGGCAACGGCATCTCCAACGAGAAGGTGCGCTTCACCAACGACAGCAACTACCAGAACTACTCCGGCGATGACCAGGTCACGTTCAACCGGAAGGACACGGTGCGCCTTGCGCCGTTCCAGCACTACGAGGCACACGACGGCTTCAGCCTCAACGAGACCGAGCTGGCCAACAACGGCATCATCCTGACCGACGACAAGTCGGCGCAGATGACCGATGCCGAGAAGATCCAGATCGTGGACAAGCTGCAGGAAGGCTGGACCACGCTGAAGGACGGCTTCCAGGAAAACTGGGACCGCGAGGTCCATCTCGACGGCTCGGCGAACCCGAAGGCCGTGCCGGGTCTGGACGCGCTGGTCAGCACCACGCCGAATGCCGGCGTCATCGGTGGCATCGATGCGTCCACCACCCCGTGGTGGCGCAACTGGGCGGTGATGGGTATCAGCACGGCTACGGCCGGCAACCTGATCTCGACGCTGGAAACCCTGTGGCGCCAGACGATCACCTACGGCAAGTTGGGCAACCCCGACTTCATCGTCGTGGGCTCGGCGATGTACGACGCCATCCAGGCCGACGCGCTGAAGGTCATGGGACGCCAGATCAACCTGGGCCAGGCGTCGACCGGCGGCGTGACGCTGGACCCGAGCACCAAGGCGCTGGCCTTCAAGGGCGTGCCGGTGGTGTGGGATCCGACCTTCGATGCCCTGGACGAAGAGCTGGGTGCGATCACCTACCCGTGGAAGAAGCGCGGCTACTTCCTCAACAGCAAGGCCCTGCGCCTGCGCCCGGTCAAGGGCCGCTGGATGATCCGCCGCACCCCGCCGCGCGTGTACGACCGCTACACGTACTACTTCGGCCTGACCGCGGACTACGGCCTGACCTGCCGCAAGCGCAACTCGAACGCGGTTTTCAGCATCGCCTGATTACCCCCAACGTGCCGGCGGGGCATTCCTCGCCGGCTAGGAGAAAGAAATGCCGAACACCATCACCGTACAGGGCACGAACATCGTTGCCCTGAAGAAGACCCCGCTGCTGGGCGGGGAGGGGCGCGAAGGGCTGGCCCACCTCGGGGGCAACGCCTCGGTCACCAGCGGCGTGCTGCTGCAGGGCCACCCCGGCCTGGCCAGCGGTGCCACCCCGGCCACCGGCGACGCGGGCTGGGTCACGCTGCTGAGCGCGACCGCGACGCAGGGTCCGGTGGTCGAGATCGCCGACCTGCCGAAGTTCGTCAAACTGGGCGCCGCTGCCACGGGCCCCATCACCCTGGAGGGCGTGCAGTAATGGCCAAGTCCATCACCCTCACTTTCGTCACCCTCCTGATCGACCGTGACGCCAGCACCAAGCTCCCGACCACCGTGCCGGAGTTCGAACAGCCCATCCTCGAAGAGATCTACGGCGAGGAACTGGTGACCGAACTGGAGTCCAAGGAAATGCAGGTCGAAGACTTCGACGTCGGCGCTGCATTCGCCGGCCTGGTCAAGAAGTACGGCGGAAATGCCGACTCCGACGCGGCCCGCGCCCGCTACTTCAACCGCCAGCGGGACCTGGAGAAGTTCATCGGCAGCCGTCAGCCGTCGACTGCCAAGGCCGCGGCGAAGACCACGACCTCTGCACCGGCCAAGACTGCTGCCGAGAAGAAGGCGGAGAAGGACGCTGCCAAGGCCGCGGCGAAGGCTGGCAAGGACGCGGCGGCGGCCACTGACTTCACCGAGCTGCTGGCCGGCGATATGGCCTCGATCACCGAGAAGCTGAAGGACCTGAGCGATGCGGACCTGGTTGCCATCGAGGCGGCGGAAGCCGAAGGGCAGGGCCGTGAAGATCTGCTGGCCGCGATCGATGACGAGAGCGAGTCCCGCAAGCAGTAACCCGACCCGCTGGCGGCGGTGACGGCGGCCGGTCGGGGGTGACTCCGGCCGGCCTTTTTCGTGAAGGAGAGGCGATGGCAGCTATGACCTACAACTGCGAGTGCGACGACGGCCAGCCCACGGTGACCCTGGAGGAAATGCGGCTGCGCATCGCCCGGCGCCTGGGCTTCGCTACTCAGGTGGCCATGGGCGTGCTGCCGCCGGGGATGGCCGATTTGCTGGACGATTTCGTGCGCAGCGCCCACGAGCTCCTGTACCGGCGCTACGCCGTGATGCGGCAGGAGCGGTTCTTCACCTGGGACCTGGTCGCCGGCCAGCGGTTCTACGACCTGGACGGGAACAGCGATGCCTGCGACAAGGTGCTGGACCCGGGCAAGGTCCACTGGGTTGGGATCTCCGAAGGCGACGGCAGCTGGCGCCCGCTGGTGTGCGGGATCGATCCGACGCTCTACTCGGCGGACGTGCAGGGCCTGCCGACGCACTACGAGATTCGTCAGTGCATCGAGCTGTGGCCGGCGCCGGCCGATGCTGCATGGAAGCTGCGCATCAAGGGGGCATTCGGGCCGGCTGAGCTCGCCCTGGGCACCGATGTGCTGACGGTGGACCCCGAGGCTGTGTTTCTGCAGGCCTTGGCCAACGCGAAGGCTCACTACAGCCAGCCCGACGCCGGCAACTACGCGGCACAGGCAACGGCCTATGTTCGCAGCCGCGTCGCGGAGTCCCATCAGACGCGGCGCTACGTGCCCGGCGCGTGCGTGCCTCCGCCGGCAGTGCGGCCTGCCTCCGCTGGCGACTGGCCGGAGTCCTGACCCATGCGCCAACAGAACCTCTCCGCGGTAAAGGCCGGCATTACCCGCCTGCGCGACAAGGGCGGAGCCTCGCCGGATTCCCTGTACGACCTGGTGAACGGGTACGTCACCGCGGCGCGGACCATCAAGTGCCGGCCTGGCACGCGCATCGAAGTGGTGCTCCCGCCCGGGACGAAGGGCCTTGTCTGGTTCCAGGGCAAGTTCGTCGTGTTCTCGCATCTGGTTGTCGACTCGGGCACCTCGCGCGTAGAGGTGGAGGTGATCCGGCACCCCACGGCACCGGCGACGCCCATCAAGGACATCCACTTCGCACTGCCTTTCCTCGGCTACCTGTACGTCGTGGCCGAGTTTGCCGATGGCCTCATCCGCCACTACTGGCTGGAGAAGGGGGAGGTCTGGCAGCCGAACCACATCTACCTCCCCGGAACGCTCGTTCGCCCCACGGAGGGCAATGGGATGGCGTACCGCGTTGAGTCGGACCGCGCGGGGTACACGCCCTGGGCGCCCAACGTCGGCCGCGCCTTGGGCGATGTCGTCGTGCCCGTCGTGGACAACGGCTACCGGTACGCGGTCACCGAGACTGTGGGCGATAGCCCGCGCTCTGGGACGGTCGAACCGACGTGGCCCACCAATCCTGGCGAGACGGTCATCGAGGACGTGAGCAACCGGAACCCATACACCGTCGACCAGGAGACGGGCACTCCGACCACCCCCGTGCCTTCATCCGTGAAGGAGCGCTACGGCAGTGGCTCCCGGTCCACTTCAAACAGCAGCGAGGCGCAGTAATGGCGTATCCCGTCTGGCAATCCGGCACCCTGTACCAGCCCGGCGACATCGTCGTTCCCATCACTGCGCCGTCGCCCACGGCAACGTCCTTGGAGAACGGAGAGTTCACCGACGGAGCGAACAACTGGGACTTCACCGGCTCGGCCTTCTACTCCGAGCATGTCTCCAAGGGGGGCTGGCGCACCTACGTCGAACTGCCGGGCAACCAGGCCGGCGGCGGCGCGCTGAACCAGACGAAGCTGGTGGTCCCGGTCGGCAAGAAGATCACGGCCGCCTGCCTGATCGACCAGGGGGCATCGGTTGCCGGCGCCACCCGGGGCTGGGTTGAGATCCACTGGTTCAGCGCATCTGACGTGCTGCTGCGGATCGACAAGGGCAACCAGGTGGACAGCGGTGCCGGTGGCGCAGTCCATCGCTCAACCTGCGAGGCGATATGCCCTGAAGGCGCGGCCTACTGCAGGGCCGGCATCGAGCTTTGGTCTGTCGCGGACCACAACCACGCGATCTGGGGCGGCAATCTGTGGGTGGAGGGGACCTTTGCCGGGCTTCCCGCCGATCTGGCCTACAAGGCGGTGCAGCCGGAGTCGGGCTTCTCCGACGCCAGCGAGCCGGCCTGGCCGCCGGTGCTCGGCCAGCAGGTGGTCGACAACGAGGTCACCTGGGAAGCGATCGCCGCCACCCGCGTGGTGTGGACCGCCGAGCCCCTGTACATCAGCGGCGACACGGAGCCGGAGTGGCCGGAGGAAGAAGGCGGGATGGTGAAGGATGGCACCGTCACCCTACGGGCTGTCTCGCGTCGCGTGGAGGATCCGAACTGCCCGAATACCAAGATTGTGGCCATCGCTGCGTCCAAGGTGTTCTGCGGGGACGACGACATCGTGCGCTACTCGGCCACCGTCAACCCGCTGGATTGGTCGACGGACAACGACGCCGGCTACCTGCCCACGGGCCTGCAGAACTACGGGGCGAACCCGGTCACGGCCATGGGGCTGTACCGCGGCAACCTGATCGTATTCAACGCCGAGGCCTTCCAGCTCTGGCAGGTGGACGAGGACCCGGCCAACATGGCGCTGCTGGACGCGTTGCCGATGGGCAGCACCCAGCACCACGCCATTGCGCCGGTGTCCAACGACCTGTTCTTCCTGTCCTCCCAGGGCGTGCGCACCGTTGGGATTGCGGCGAGCAGCACCAACTTCCAGGCAGGTGATGTGGGCATGCCCGTGGATCCCTTGGTCCAGGAAGCCGCAGCCGACGCCGACCAGCCGCTGGGTCTCTACTACCCGGCGATGGGCCAGTACTGGCTGGCATTCTCCCAGGCGGCGCCTGTCCCGCAGGTTCCGACGCTGATCTTCTACAGCGACAACGTCTCCCTCTTCTTCGGGAACATCATCAACGCTCCAGACTGGCTGATCTCGCCCACGGACTCGGTGCTGATCAGCTTGACGGGCCGTACTGACGACCTGCGGAGCTACTACAACCAGAACGACGAGGGTCGGTTCGTCTGCAACCTGGAGGTGCCGGTCACGTCCGGCTCGGGAACGGGAATTGTGATCGAGCGCGAGGGTTCTGGTGAGACGATTGTCGTGAACTGGGTCATCAGGCCCGCCCGGCTCAATGCAGTGGCCACTAGCAAGTTCTCCGATCCCATCGGGGCAAGCATCGTCACCACGGGCAACAGCAATTTCGTGGACCACGAGGGAAACCCGAGCCAGTTGCTCGCATCGGCCTCCGTGCTGCGCGTCCTCGCTGCCCGCGAGAATCGCGGCATGCGGCCGGGCTGGGACGGCGGCGAGCGTGGTGACGTGATTCTCCAGAGCGTCACCATGGAGCTGGACAGGAACTACGCGACGCCGATTCTCGCCACGCGAAGCTCCACCGGTGGCGAGACCCGGTGGGACATCAACACGTCCTACTTCACCAGCACCACCTGGGCGGGGCTGCTCGAGTTCACGCTGGACGGCAAGGGGCCCTTCTATGCGGATGCTCAAGCCTTCGCGCGATTGCTCGATGCCAACGTGGCAGCGCCGCGGGAGTTTTCCGTCGAGAACACCGGGGGGCTGGCTATCAGCGGCGCCGAGCCCATGTTCGAGTGGTGGTCAACGGCCACTCCCTCGGTCCTCGTCTTCGGCATCGGCGCGCTCTATGAGCTGCGCGTGTCGATGCTGGAGGGCAGTCTGGACAGCTCGAACATCACCCCCGACACGTGGCAGAGCCTGTCCGAGACCCGGAGCGGCACGCTTTCCCCGGGCGCGCGGGCTCTGCTGGAGATCCGTGATGCCTCCACTGGGCTCGTTCGCGCGAGCAGCATCCTCACCGCGGAGTAGCAATGGACGGTACGCAGATCTTTGTCTATTCGATGACCCGCATGGGGCAGGTGGGTGCATGGTCCCGCTACGAGCTGCCGTTCGTGGTGGATGACTGGGCCATCGCGGGGGACAGCCTCTACCTTCGCTCCGGCGACTTCATCCACTTCGTGGACGACACCGAGGTCGGGGACGAGGTGGCCCCTGGCCAGGTCGAAGAGTTCGAAGGGATCATCCAGTGGCCGTGGCTCGAGTTTGGCCAGCCGGGCGTGACCAAGATGCTGTATGGCTTCGACATCATCGGCGAGGGTGCCATGTCGGTGTCCTTCGGCATCGACCAGAGCAACGGCGGCCTGTTTACGCCTGGCTACACGGTGCCAGCGGATACCGTGCCCGGAATGGTGATCCCGATGCCGTTGGCCGCCCCGTCTCTGTCAGTGAAGCTGACCTACGACGGCAGCGAGCCCTGGCAGTGGAACGCGCTGGGCCTGTACCTCCAGGACCTGCGCGGCATGTCCTGACTCCGTTGAACCCCCTCCGGCGGGCAGCAGCATACGTCCATGCTGCCCGCTCGCCTTCCCTCGAACATCGTCCCCTGCCGTCCGGCGCATCTGGTGTTCCTTTCGGAGCGGATGCGCGCGGACGAGCAGGCGCAGTTCCTGGCCGTCACGGGCCTGGCTGAGTTCTCGCCGGACGTGGCCGCGGCCTTCTTCATCGACACGGCGCAGAAGTCGCAGGGCTTCGCCTTCACCGTCCTGCAGGGCAACAACCTGCCCGCCGCTGCGGGTGGCTTCCAGCCGGCGGGTGCCGGCGTGTGGCAGGCCTGGATGGTCGGAACCGAGGACGGCTGGGCCCAGCAGTGGCGCGCCATGACCAAGGCCACACGCTGGCTCATGGATCGGCTGTACGAGGCGGGCGCGCATCGCCTGCAGACCAGCGCCATCACCACGCGGGAGAAGGCCATCGAGTGGTTCGAGCGGTCGCTGGGATTCCGGCCGGAGGGCGTCTGGCGCCACTTCGGTGTGCAGGGCGAGGACATCGCCCATTTCTCGAAGCTGAGGGGTGAGTAATGGGCGCCGGTGGCGGTTCCAACAAGGCAGCACAGCAGGCGGCCCAGCAGGAAGGGCTGCGGCAGGCCAACATCAACCGGTCGATGCAGCAGATCAACCAGATCTACGGCAGCCCGCAGCGGGAGGCCGACATCAACGACTTCCTGTCGGCCAGCCGCAGCTTCTACCGGCAGAACCTGGACCGGCAGCACGACGCGGCGGATCGCAGCCTGCGCTTCGCGATGGCGCGCAACGGTCAGACGGGTGGCTCCGTTGCTGTGGACGCCAACCGTCAGCTGGGGCAGGACTACCAACAGGGCATCCTGACCGCCGATCGCCTAGCGCAGAGTGCGGCCAACGAGCTGCGCAACGCGGACGAGACCAGCCGGATGAACATGATCCAGCTGGCGCAGACCGGCGCGGACATGACCACCGGCGCCAACAACGCCGCGCTGTCGCTGCGCAACAACCTGGCCGGCGCGCGGTCGCAGCTCAATGCCGACGCGCTGGGCGAGTTGTTCTCGGGCGTCGGGACTATCGCCAAGGCCAGCCGGGACCAGGCCGAGACGCGCCGGGCGAACCGGGATTTCTACAACCTGTTTTACTCGCCGGGCTTTGGCTACGGCGCTGGGGGCCGCTGATGGGCACTGAGGCTATTTGGGTTCCGCTGGCGCTCACGGCACTGAGCGCGGGCGCGAACTACTACAACACCCGGCAGACGCAGAAGAAGCAGGACAACATCCTGGCCGGCCAGATCCGGCAGCAGGGCGTCCGGCAGCAGGAAGCCGATCAGGCGATCGCCGAAGCCATGCGCGAGCGCGCGGCGCAAGGCGCGGAGAACGAGCGCGCCGCCATTGGCAGCCAGTATCTCGACCAGGTGCGTGCCGCCCAGGCCAACGCACAGCGCGGGCTGGGCCAGGTGGGGCAGGTGAGCCGTGCATACCAGGTCGACGCCAACAACGCGGCCCTGGGCATCGGCGACTACGGCGCGCGGACTGCCGACCTGATGGCCCGCATCGATGCGCCGGCACAGCAGCGGCAGCGCGAGGGCATCGCGGACGCTCGCGTGGCCATGGATCTGGACCAGATCGGCCGTCGGAGCCGCGCTGACGACTACCTGGCCCAGCTGCGCCTGCGAGGGGTCCAGCGCAATCCCTGGGTCGATATGGCCTCCAGCCTGATGGGGGCCGGCGCGGGCTTCGCGGCGCAGTCCGGGATGGGCCAGCCGAGCCTGGCGCAGATCCAGACGCAGGCCAAGGCGGGTGCCGACTTCGGCGCCGCCAACAACGCATTGAATCGCCAGTTGCAGGCGAAGTGGGGGCTGATGAATGGCTGACCTGAGCCGATTGATCCAGGGCGGTATGGACCTGGCCAGCGCGTTCGGCCGGGGCGACAGCGCCTACAGCCGATCGATGACCGATGCCGCGCGCATGGAGGGGCTGGTCCTCGACGCTGCCAAGAAGCGCGAAGAGATGCTGGCCCGCCGTGGGCTGGGCAGCGCCATCCAGGCGCTGGGCGGTAGCCCGGACCTGGCCACCCTGTTCGCGGCAGGCGTCGACCCGACCAAGCTCTCCGGCTACCAGGGCGCCATGCAGGAGCAGGGCTTCCGCGCGGACGCCGCGACGCGCGCGACCTCTCGCGACTGGGATGGGGCCAACGCGGCGCTGATGGGGGTCGCCAACGGTCCGCAGCAGCTGGCCACCGTGGAAGGTCAGAACCTGCTGGCCAACCGATTCCTGGCCGGAGCCAACGGCGTCACCACCACCGAGCAGGGCCGGGCAGGGATGGCGGCCGATGCCGCCCGGGCCCGTGCCTCTGACGCATCCGCGGCGAGCAGCTACGCCAGCGCCGCACGGACCCGCCAGGCCACGGGGATCGACGCTGCCGAGTTCGGCCTGAAGCGGTCGGGGCAGTGGAACCCAGGTGGGGCTTCAGCCGGTGCAGGTGGTGCCGGTGGCAAGCCGCTTCCTGCTGAGACTCGGATGAAGCTCGGCATGCTCGAGGCCGCGCGCGAGGCAGCGAAGAAGTACGAGAACGCAGTCTTCCCGGAAGGAGGGGGCTTCAACCGTGGGGCCCTGTACGTCGGCCCTGCTGGTGGCCAGATCGAAGAGGCGATCAACAACATCCTGCGCGTCGAGTCAGGGGCGGCGGTGCCTGAGTCGGAGGTCAAGAGTGGCGTGCGTCGCTACGGTGCAACGGCGCTCAACCAAGAGAAGACCGCGCGAGCGAATCTCCAGCAGCTCTACGACAAGGTGCGGATTCTCGAGGAGAGCGTCACCGGCCAGCCCTCGCTGGGTGGCGCCTTCAGTGGTGGCCCGACTGGCAGGGCTCCGGCCGTCGGCACGATCGAGGGCGGCTACCGCTTCCGCGGTGGCAACCCCTCCGATCCCGGTAGCTGGGAGAAGCTGTAATGGCCGGTCCGTGGGAGAAGTACCAGCAACCCGGCATGCAGCCGGCCCCGGCCGCCCAAGAAGGGCCGTGGTCGAGGTATGCCGCCGAGGCGCCAGCCGCGGCCCCGCAGGCCGAGCCGGAGTACCGAGCCACCGACGAGATGAGCGGGCTCGATCGGTTCCGGGCGGGTATCGGCAAGGGATTGGTCGACACGGGCGAGGGCGTTGTGCAGGCGCTGGTCGACCAGGCCAGCCGGCCCATCCCCGCGCTGGCCGACATCCTCGCCAACATCAACCCCGAGGCGGCATCGAAGGCGAAGGAGATCCTGCTGCGCCCCCAGCAGGCCATGCGCGAGCATGTGGCCGAGCGTCGCGCTGGGGATGAGGACTTGATGTCGACCGGAGCCGGGCTCGGGGGCAGCGTTGTTGGTGCCCTTGCTGGTACTGCGCCAATCGGTGGAATGGGTCTGGCAACGCGTGGCGTAGGTGCGGCCCGGGCCATCGGGCAAAACGCATTGGCTGGTGCGTTCCAGGGCAGTCTCCAGCCGGTGGTGAGCGATGAGGAACGGGTCAAGAACAGCGCTCTCGGTGCAGCGTTCGGCGGCGGCCTGTCCGCTCTCGGTCGTGGCGCGATGCGTGTTGCCGAAGAGGTCCTACCCTCCAACTTCCTCGCCAGGACCATGAACTACTTCGGTGAGCGAGCCAATCGGCAGCCCTACGCGCAGGAAAGCGAGGCACTGGCAGCACGGACCGGCATCGACTTCACGCCAGGCATGGTCTCTGGCGGGAAGGCGCAGACGGCAATGGAGAACATGGCCCGCCAGTCCGTGTTCTCGGCCGATACCGCATTCAAGGCGGACGAGCGGATCGCCACCCAGGCCGTCCAGTACGTCCGGCGAGTGATGGACCGGATCAGCCAGGACAACCTGTCTCCCCAGAGCATCGGCGAGGGCGTCCAGAAGACCGTCCGCGATGCCGTGGAGAAGATCGCCACCAGCCGGGAGCAGATGGCCGCCCGCCAGTTCGGTGCCATCCGGAATCTGGTTGGCGACAAGCCAGTGGTGGACTACTCGGCAACCAAGAAGGCACTGAACGACATCATTGGCGAATACGGCGATGTGATCGGCAGCGACGCCGGCAAGATCCGTGCGCAGGCACAGAGCCTGCTGGACGAGATCGTGCAGAAGGGCGAGGGTGTCTCGCTCGATGCGGCGCGTAGGGCGCGCGGCTTCTACGGCGCCGCGGCCCGCGGGAAATCCAACCTGTTCGAGAACGTCAGCCCCGACCTCAACCGGAGGCTCGCGGCCAAGATGTACGGGGCAATCTCTGACGATCTCGATGCCGCCGCCGGGCGCATCGATGAGCTGGCTGGATTCGGGCAGAACATGCCGGTCCAGGAGGGCGTCCAGGCGATGCGTCCCAGCGAACTGCTGAAGCAGGCCAACGACGATTACCGGCGCCATTCGCAGCTTCTGGAGGCCGTGAAGAACAGCCCGCTGAAGCGGCTGCTGGGCGACGAGTTCAACGTGGACGACTTCATGACCGTCAACACGCTGCCACCTGAGACGGTGATCGCCCGCATGGGGTCCATGAAGCCGACCGAGTTGAACCTGGTCCGCGATTTCATGGAGAAGAATGCCCCGGACACCTGGCAGCAGTACAAGCGGATGCTGCTGGACGATGCGCTGGCGGCCGCCGAGACGGTCCCGACTTCTGGTGGCGCGAACTCGCTGCCGTTCAACGCCAGCGGCTTCATCCGTGCCATCGGCGGCGACAAGCCGGAGAAGATCGAGAAGCTGCGCGCCATCTTCAACCCGAAGGAGATGCCCGAGGTTCTGGATGCCATGCAGGCGGCCCGCCGCTTGGGGGACAAGTTTGGTGCAAATTTCAGCGGCACCGGGCCCTACGCTGAGGTGTCGCAGGCTGCGCAGAGCTTCGTGGACTCGATCAAGAACATGAGCATCCGGGGGATCGCCGGTGCGGCCTCGCCGGTCATCGGCTTGAATGGCGTGGCGCGGATGATGCTCAACTCGGACGGCCGGAAGGCACTGATCGAGCTGGCGAAGCTTCCACCGGGCGCGAAGCGGGCAAACGATCTCGCCGCGTATCTGGCCAGTGTGGCCACGGTCAGCACGAGCGAGAAGGAGCCCTTGGAGATCGGCGTGGCCGGTGGAACACCCGGGGCAGCGCCGACCGAGGAAGAGCTACAGGCGCTCCGTGCCAGGAACGCCGGTCAGTGACGGTAGCGGCGGGTGTGCCACCACCCGCCAGCGCTCAGGGTCAGCAGGATGGCCAAGAGCGCTACCGCGCATGCGAACGCCCAAGCGCCAAGGCCGGACCATATGTGCCACCACTCGAATCCATAGGTGCGAGACTGGATGGCGAGATGGACTGGGATGCCGAGGCTGATGATTCCTACCCATCGCCGCGCCCAGTAGCCGAACTTGGCCCGGACGTACTGGCCCACGGTGGTGGGGACGATCTCGGCGTCTTGGATAGTGGCAGGCGTGACCATGGCTTCTTAGTAGCACACGCCGGCCGCTGACGAAACCGCATCCTCATATTCATCCGCCGCGTACCTAGCTGCACGGGCCTGTCTCGAGCAGTCGTCAGCCAGATCGCCCCAAGAGGCGCACTTTGCGAGGTTGTTTGCTGCGTCGGCCAGTTCTCGCGCCTTGTCAGCGGCGATTTGGCATTCGTGACGGCCGTACTCCTGGCGCGGGACGGCTACTGCCATCGAGGCGGCCGAAGTTGGAGGTGGGAGCATGGGCCACGCAATGAGGATCGCGCTAACCCACTCTTTCGGAGGAAGGGACTGCTGAATCTCCCGAATCCGCGGTTGAATCATTGCGAACTTGCTATCAAAGTCTGGATCTGATTCCCGAAGGCGCCTGCCTAGTTCTTGAACCGCAGCGAGGGCCGCTTCTTCATCCGTAGGTTGCGCATACGCCGCTCCGTGCCCGATGCTCTCCCGAGCAATGCCAGAAGGGTTGGAATAGTCGGATTGAGGGCTCCCGTAGTTCCTCCAGCCGGATGCAGCGGAGGGTTGAGGAGCGGGCATCACGGCGGGGCTTGGAGCAACGTACGTAGGCGCTATATAGGTGCTCGATCGAGTCGGCCAGCCGAGCCTATAGGGGTCTACCGTTCCAGTCTTCCCCGTGTATGGGTTGTAGTTCCCGCGCGTCGAATAGTTGTCGAGCTTGCTGGAGTTGGGAGCCGACCGATAGTGCGGCGCCACGTAGGTTCCATCCTTCCGGGTGTACCCCCTGACACGTACTCCGCCAGCTTCAGCCAAAGAAGCGAACAGCATGGCGCAGAGCGCCAGCAGCAAAGCTATGACCTTCATCCCGGAGGCCCCCCATCCCTAGACCCGGCAACCCTACCATCCTTAGGCGAAGAGGGGGGCGAGGGGGCGAGTTCAGGTTACTCTATGCATTGATTTGGGGGTAATTATTGAATGGATAACTTGTTCGCCAATGCCACGCCATTATTGATCTTCTTGCTACCTGGCTTCCTTGCGGCTTGGATTTTGTATGGGCTTGCATCTCATCCGAAGCCGAGTCAGTTTGAACGGACAGTTGAGGCTCTTGTTTTTACGTTCATAATTCACGTTGCTACGCGTAGTGTTCGAGAAATAATGCTATGGATAGGGGAGTGGTGGGATTTTGCTGGAGAGTGGGGGCAGCTAGCTGAGCTGATCTGGCCCGTTGCTTTTGCGATCGTGCTTGGCAGTGGCCTCGCATATTTAATCAATCGCGACTACTTTCATAGCTGTATGCGTAGGCTCGGGTTCACGTCGCGGACCTCGCATCCGAGCGAATGGTTTTGCGTTTTTAGTTCGCGCGCAGCATTCGTGATCTTGAATTTCCATGATGGACGGCGCTTGATAGGATGGCCCAAAGAGTGGCCTATGAGCCCAAGTAGTGGGCAGTTCTATATACAAAAGCCCGCCTGGATTCGTGAAGATGGCGTGCTAATTGACCTTAGTACAGTGGATGGAATCCTTGTCCAGGCCACGGATGTAAGATGGGTCGAGGTTTTTCCGGAGGAGAGTGAAGACAATGACGAACGAGACCAAGGGGACAAATCCGCCCCCGCCTCACAGGAGTAGTGTTTTCGACAACACAAATCCGCCTGCTCGCAGCACCAGGCCAGCTCCAACGCCGAGCGCTCCGCCGCCTCCGGCAAAGAAGGGTTAAGGCGCCACGCCTGATTTGTGTTGTTCTCTGGGTTTTCGCGATCAGGCCAGGTCCGAAGCCCCAAACGAAGAACCCGCCTTTTGGCGGGTTCATTCCATATGGCAAATGGCGTGAAGATCATCTTTTGACAATCATCATTGCCTCTTTCCATTCTGATATTGGATAAATATAGAGGCGGAAATCAATGTCTGGGTTGTGCGGGTAGTTGTCTGCCCTAGGCTTCCCATCCCCCTTGCGCGTTACCACATGAACTGTGCGATCCTCATCGAGGTCATCGGCGAAACCAATAACATAATTGATTTCTGAGCTAAATCTCTTGTTGTCCGATTCAGGCCTTCTTGCCCACTCAATCCGATCGGCTACCCAGCGAGCCACATCTGCAATTTCTTGCATCTGCTTCTCATGACGTTTCATGTGTATTTGCTCCTTTGGTTGTTTGTCTTTGACACCGGGACTATGACCTAGATTGGGCTATCGTGCTATTCGCATTCTTCGTCGAAGCCCTGCCAGTCCCTGGCAAGTGCCCAGAACGTCACTTGGGCAGTGCTACTTGTTTCAGTGGTCGATACTGCGGCCGGTCCCGAGCTGTGATAGAAGGCCCCCAGCGGCAGCATGTCGCTGCCGGTACAGGGGGGCAAGGATGAAGGTGTTTCCAGCAGTTGTGCTAGGCGTATGTGCGTTGGTATCAGGCTGCGGGGTTTACAAGGTCACGAGGCAAGATGCGAAGGAAGCAGGCACTGAGACTACCCTTGGGGGCGTGCCATTTCTTACTCGAGTCCCTGAGACTTATCAGGTAACGAAGCTGGTCCAGACCCGTTGGAAAGTCCAGTACGTGATGAAAGTTGGTGGGGAGGAATACCGCGCGCCTGCGGCTCCATTCGACATGCTGCTTAGCGAAGATGGGACGGCTGCACTGTTAAAGATCAACCGTGATCTTGATAGCGAGGGGGCGCAATTAACCCCCAAGTCGTTCCGTGAGGCGGTTGAAAAGCTTGTCAATGAGAACGCGCAAGCTTGGCACACGTGCGGGGTATCGAAAGCTTATGACAGGGTTTGTGCAGATGGCGCGGATGCTAACTCAACACTCATCTCGAATGCGCTGGTAATAAAGACGGAAATTTCCAGCCAGCAGCACTACATCAATGTGCGGCGGCCTTGGGTAGGAAAGGCCTCGGCCTCAGTAGAGCTTGCGTCTGATGGCACGCTGACCAAGTCCACGGGTGAAATAGAGAGCAAGACGGTCGAAACAATAGCGGGCATCATCCCGTTCGCTGACTACGCAAAAAAAGTGCTGAAGCTCGGGGATTATGCAGTTGGATTGGGTAATGCAAGCAATGCGTACTCGTTGTTCTCAGAGGGTACGGCCCCATTGGCGAGTAGGAAGATTTCTATCTCATACGAGATGACGCCGGAGCCTTGGCTGTACGTTCTTCAGAAGAAAGGCAAAACACTTGAGGGCTCGCTCTCTTACAGCCCTACTGGGCAGGTGGAACTAGTGGAGGCGAGCAAGGTAGCCGTGGCCCCTGCCAAGAAGGATGAAGAAGCCCCCAAGGGGTGGAGCATCAGCGGAACCGTGACGCCACCAGCGGCCAAAGGGAAGTAACAGAGACTAAGAAGCCCCGCACTCGCGGGGCTTTTCATTTCCCCGTTGAAGCCTTGCCAAGCCCTGCCAGCATGTCCGAAACGGAACGGGGCAGGGCATGAAAGATCAGGCGGCGGAAGCAACGATTACGGCAGCAGCCCTCAAAACCGCCCCCATGGTGGCGGTGGCGGGGGCGAGCGTGGCCGGCTGGGGTGTCCAGGAATGGATGTACGCCGGCACGCTGGGCTACATCGTCTTGCAGGGGCTCTACCTGCTGTGGAAGTGGCATCGCGAGTGGAGGAAGGACCGCGATGGCCGGTGAGCCGAAAGCCCCGCTCCGGGTTGCTGTCGCCGGCCTGATCCTGAGCGCCGCTGGGTTCGCTGGCTGGCAGGTGAAGGAGAACTTCGCCCCCCGGCCCCACATCCCGACCAAGGGCGACGTGCCGACCATCGGCTTCGGTTCGACGCGCTACGAGGACGGCCGGCCGGTACGGCTGACGGACCCGCCGATCTCCCGTAAGCGCGCCGAGGAACTGGCATGGAACCTCCATAGTGAGGAAGCCGAGCGGTTCAAGGCTTCGCTGCCGGGCGTGCTGATGACGCAGGGCGAGTTCGACCTGTACCTGGATTTCACCGGGCAATACGGGATAGGCAACTGGCGTGGGTCCGGCATGCGGCGGAACCTGGTCGCAACGGTCACGGCGCCGACACCCGACGCCCGGCGCGCCCACTATCGGGCAGCCTGCGACGCGCTGCTGCGGTTCAAGTACGCGGCCGGCTACGACTGCTCGACCCTGGTCAACGGCAAGCCGAACAAGCGGTGCTGGGGCTCATGGGAGCGCCAACTCGAGCGCCACGCTGCCTGCATTGCGGAGCAAGGCGAATGATCACCCGGGCGCACATCTTCGCTGGTCTCCTGCTGTTCCTGGCTGGCTGCTTGCTGGGCAGGGAATGGCGCGACCGCTCCGCCGACCTGGCCCAGAGCCGGCAGGCCACCAAGCAGGCCCAGGCCGAGACCAAGGCCGTAGAAACCGCTCGCAGCGCCGAGCACCAGCAGGCCGACACCCTGGCCACCATCGGAGAGACCCATGAGCAAGCCCGCGCCGCGGCCCCGGCCGTCGCTGATGCTGTTGTTGCTGACCTGCGTGCTGGCAATCTCCGGCTGCGCGACGGCTGGGCGAGCTGCGAAACCCAGCGTCTGTCCGACGCCAGTACCGCCGCCCGCGAACGTGATGCGGCCGCCGAGCGCCGAGCGGAATTTGCGGGGGCTGTTGTTCGAGCCGGCCGAGACGCCGACGACCAGCTCGCGGCCTGCCAAGCTGTAATCCGGGCCTACGTGGCGCAGTGATGGCCGGGACGAAGATCAAGCTGAAGGACCAGCTCGGGCGCGTCGTCCGGGTCGGTGGCGATGGCACCAACGGGGCAACCGTCGGCAAGGATCTGCGCTGGCCGGACGGCTCGCTGGTGCAGGAGTCGCAGGTCCGCAACTCCGGCAGCCAGGCCGGCGGTAGCTCGGGCAGCAGTACCGGTGGCTCCACGGGCGGCATCGCGTCGACCGTCTGGAGGCTTGTCCGCGAGGTGCCGGCGAACCTGCAGAGGCTTGCGGCTCTGGTCGGCGCGGGCCTGACCGTGCGCGGAAGCGACGGGGCTTGGCACCAGCGCTCGATCGCGGCCGGCGATGGCATCCAAGTCGAGAACGCCGACGGCGTCGCCGGTGATCCGGTTGTCTCGCTGGCACCTCTGGTTCGCCCTGCTGCGGCCACGGTATCGGCCCTGCGGCTGGTCTCGGAGGGCGCCGATGGTGTCCGCCACCTCAATCCCACCGATGCGGCATCGGTCGCCGGGATGCTGGGCATCTCGATCACCGCGGGCGATGCAGGCGCCGCGATCAGCATCAAGGCGGACGGCTCGATCGATGACGCCGGCTGGTCGTGGTCCCCCGGGTTCGTGTTCGCCGGGCTCAACGGCGCGCTCACCCAGGTCCCGCCGGCCACCGGCTGGGAAATCGTGGTCGGGTACGCCCCTTCGCCGACCCGCCTGAACCTCACTTTCGATGAGCCAGTGAAGCTGGCATAGGAGCAAGCAAATGGTGGACAAGGTCCTCTATCGGAACGCCGGCGAGACCAAGCAGTACACGCCGGTCATCGCCTCCGCGGGTGCTGGCGACGCCGGCAAGATCCCGGCCCTGGGCAGCGACGGCAAACTGGATCCGTCGATGTACGACCCGGGCGCAGACCCCAGCGAGCCGATCACCGCCAGCGAAGCGATTGGCGCCGGCAAGTTCTACAACCGGTTCTCCGACAGCGGGGTGCTGAAGGCGCGCCTGGCCGACAACTCCAACGCGCGCCCGGCCCACGGCTTCGTGCGCGAATCCGTCGCCGCGGATGCAGAAGGGACGGGCTACCCGCTCGACTCGGTCAACGACGCGCTCACCGGCCTGACGGTCGGCACCAACTACTACCTGGGGACGGCAGGTGGCGTCATCGCGGTACCCCTGGATGCGGCCGACGCCGGCAACGCCGGCAAGATCGACCAGAAGCTGGGCATGGCCAAGAGCGCCACGGAGCTGGTCACGGACGACTACGACTACGTGGTGCTGTAAGTGACCCAGCGCAGGCCGCTCGTCCGCATTGGCGGAGAGACAGTCCAGCTGCCTGCTGATGACACCCTGCCGGGGGCGGGAGGGACCGTCACGTCCGTAGCCCTCTCGATGCCGACCGGCTTCTCGATCTCGGGAAGTCCGGTCACCACATCAGGGACCCTGACCGTTACCTACGCGACTGGGTACCAGGGGTTCACGACTGCTCAGTCCACGAAGCTGGCTGGCATTGCCACGGGAGCCACGGTCGGCGCTACGTGGGGCACCAATCTGTTCTCGATCCCTTCGAACATCACTTCCTGGGCGTCGTCCAGCGTCGGCCCGGCGGACGTCGTCACCTTGGCAAACAGCCAGACGGTCAGCGGTGACAAGGAGTTCTCCGGCAACAGCAACCGGTTTTCGGGGGCGTCTGGCGTTCTGCTCGGTACCGGGAACGCCAGGCTCCGCGCCGATGCGAATGGGGTGTTCATCAGGTTCGGCACGACGGACTACTTCCGCCTGGGAGCGGATGGCTTCTTCCGCAACCTGATCAGCGGCTTCGAGAGTTCCAGCACGGTGGTCCCGAACGCTGACAACTACTCCAGCGTCGGATCAGCCAGCCGCCGCTGGGGTGTGATGTACGCGGCCACCGGCACGATCAACACCTCCGATGCGCGCGAGAAGACACCGGTGCGTGAGCTGACCGCCGCCGAGATCGCCGCGGCAATCGAGCTGGGGCGCGAAATTGGCGCCTACCGGTGGCTCACGATGGTCCAGGAGAAGGGGGAGCTGGCGCGGCAGCATATCGGCATGACGGTCCAGGGAGCCGTGGCCATCCTGGAGGCTCACGGCCTGGACCCGTTCGCCTACGGCTTCATCTGCTTTGACGAATGGGACGAGCAGCCGGAGCTCCGCGAGGAATGGGGCGCCATGCCGCAGGTCGTAGACGACTTTGGAAACCTGGTGCAGGAGGCGATGGAAGCGGGGTTCGAGGTCGTGCAGGAGTACCGCCCTGCAGGCAACCGGTACTCGTTTCGAATGGACGAGCTGCTGGCGTTCATCGCGCGCGGATTGGCCCACCAGCTCGCCACGATCGAGCGTCGGTTGAGCCAGGCTGGGCTGTAGGCAGATTCCCACGGGCGGCATGGGGCTACCCTGATTGATGCCCCGGCGTGTCTGCTCCACCAACAATTGCCGGCACCAGCGCGCCGACTGACAGTCCAGGCCAACCCCGCCGGGCTCCCGCATGGATGCGGGGGCAGCTGGCGCCTAGATGAAGCCCCGGAGGCTGGTCTGTACGCGCAGGGTGACCAGCCACGATGCGATCAGCTCGTGGATTGCATGCTCGTCCTCGGGATAGCGGCCGATGAGGCGGTCCTCGATCGCTCCCAGAACGGCGTCCAGTTCAGGCCCGGGGCCATGCTCGGACACCGCGTGCTGGAGCTCGTTGAATGCCAGGTCGTAGTCGGCGCGCTGGCTATTCATGGTGCACCTCCGGTTCTACCGCGCCGGCTGCCTGCATGATGGTGGCCACCTTCTTGTGGAAGTGCTCGGCGTCGTTCGCCGCGACGTGGTGCTCCAGAGCTTCTGCCTCACCGGCAATCGCCTCTGCCCGGTCTCCTGGCGGATAGTCGCGCGCGATCTGGACGGCCTGCTCGTGCAAGGCGTTCAGGAGGTCATCTAGCTGCGAACGGGTGAGGTGGGGCATGGCATCGATCCTACGGGGGTGGCGTTATCCTCCGGTCAATACCGGAGGCTCCCATGTGCTACTCAGCCCAGATCGAAGCGGCATACACCAAGTTCGTTCGCCAGTTCGGTGCCGTGCTGGACAAGAAGGCGTTCGCCAAGATGTGGCTGCACGACGAGGGAAAGGAACGCAGGCCCAAGACGCCGCGGGCGCTGGACCTGTCGTTCCTGGCCTCGGACGACCCCGACGTGGCTGGGATAGCGCAGGAGATTCGCCAATGGGACGCCGAGGACGTCGCACAGCTTGAGACCGAGCTGTTCCGCCAGGCCAAGCGCCTGGCCGACGCCGAGCGGAAGCTGGCCACAAAGCCGACCAAGACCGCGGAGAACGAGAAGCGCATCGCCGGCAACAAGATCGAGCAGATCAAGGGCAGGATCGCGGACTTGAAGCGGTCGGGCCCGGAGCCCAAGGACTCGCGGATGTTCCCCGGCTACTACTGCCCGGTCCTGGTGAGCGATGGCGGCCGGCTGGTGGTGAAGCCCATGCGCTACCAATGCCGCCTCGCGGGCAAGCCAGCCTTCTACGACACCAAGTTCCCGGGCACCTACAACGCCCGCCGAGACAGCCTGGAGAAGTTCTGGGCGCCTGCCTTCGGCCGAACCCACGGCCTGATCGTGGCCGACCGCTTCTACGAGCACGTCGAGGTCGACGGAGAGAATCGCGTGCTCGAGTTCGTCCCCAGGACTGGGGAGCAGATGCTCATCGCCTGCCTGTGGTCCCACTGGACGGACCCGAAGGGGCAGGAGCCCGACCTGCTGAGCTTCGCCGCGGTCACTGACGACCCGGAGCCCGAGGTCGCCGCGGCCGGCCACGACCGGACGATCATCAACATCAAGCCCGAGCACATCGACGCCTGGCTCAACCCGGACCCTGCTAACCTGCAGGCCCTGTACGCCATCTTCGATGACAAGCGGCACCCGTACTACGAGCATCGCATCGCTGCGTAGCTGATCCAGGCCTACCGCCGCCTTCGCAGCTTCCTCGCCGGCACCGGGAACGGCAATGCCGGCGCGGGCTCGTCGCGGTGCTGGGGCGCGAGGGGAACCCCGACTCCCAGCCCCGCGTACTGGGCCACGATTTGATCCCGCCACTTCGCAGCCCATGCGGCGATGAACAAGCTGGCGGCGTCCATGTCGGGATGTGACTTGTCGGTCACGTTCAAGGTGCCCACGTTCCGCGTCGACCTCGCCCCGGTCCCGGCTGGAGCCACGATGGCGATCATGTGCTGGCCGTACTGCAGCGCCCGGGTCTGCCCGACATGGGGACGCCAGTGGAACTCGGGGGGTAGGGGCGTATTCATTGGCAGCTGCAGAACGTGGCCCATGCTTCCATCAGGACGCGCCGCCGGTCTAGAAGTGCGCCGCGCCGATAGGCAGCCTCGGCCTTGTTCCGGATCGCATGGGCCAGAGCCATCTCGACCACCTCGTTCGGGGTCTCAGTCGTTTCGGCTGCCCAGTCGCGGAAGCTGGAGCGGAAGCCGTGGACGGTGTAGGGCAGTCCCAAGCCCTTCGGTGCCGGCTTCTGGACCAGGTACAGCATTGCGTTCTCGGACAGTTTGAAGGGCGGCTCCTTCCGGCTCAGTGGCTTCAGGATCGCCAACGCGGCCGCCGTGAGCGGCACCGAATGCTCCCGGCCGCCTTTCATCCGGCCGGCAGGGATCGTCCAGACCGCGGCATCCAGATCGAACTCGGACCACTGCGCCCCGACCACTTCCTCAGTTCGGGCGGCGGTGAGGATGGCGAATCGGAGCACGCGCCTGGATCTGGCGTCCCGCTCGGCGAGCGTGGCCATGAATGCCGGCACCTCGGAATAGGGCATGGCCGCGTGGTGCCGCCCCTTGGTGACCTTGGACGGCTTGGGCAGGAGGTTCTGCAGGTGCCCACGCCACCTGGCCGGGTTCTCGCCTTCACGCATGCCATGGACCTTGGCCCAGTCCAGAACCCGCTCGATGCGGCCGCGAACGCGAGTGGCCGTGACCGTCTTCTTCTCCCAGATCGGGCGCAGGCAGGCCATCACCATCTGGGTGTCGACCTCGGCCACCGGCGTGGCTCGGGCCGGGCCGTAGTCCCTCAGGGACTGGATCCACTGTTCAGCCTGGGCTTCGTTCTTCCAGCCGGAACGGTGCGCGGCGATGTAGGCATCCGCCGCCTCACCAAACGTCGCGCCGGCGGACTTGGCGGCCCGACGGGTGGCGATGGGGTCATCCCCGGTCACCAGCAACTTGCGCTGGGCCACGGCGGCCTGTCTGGCCTCTGCCAGCGACACGACGGCGACGGAGCCCAGGCCCATCTCACGGCGCCGGCCGGCACGCTGGTAGCGCAGCACCCAGGACTTTGCCCCGGTCGGGCCGATGAGCAGGTACAGGCCGCCGCCGTCCGCGTGGTAGCCTTGCTTGGTCAGGGTCTGAACCGCCCGGGCACTCAGGCGGTGGATCGGTCGAGCCAT